ATCTGCTCCTGGCAGCCCCATCATCCCGCCGAGCATTCCGAAGACGAGCAAGCTTCGCACCCTCGCTTCCGGATAATGCCAGAGCATGAACATCGTGTTCTGGAGGAAATTCTTAAAGATAAAGGCTGTCCGGAGCCTCCCCCGCATGAAGGCAGGGTTCGCCCATTGCGAATAAATAAATTGCGTCGACTCCGTCGCATCCTTCGCTGTGACGAACGCCGCCGCTTCCCGCTCATTCCAGTGCTGCTGAAGCAACGACTCATACTGAAGCGAATGCTTCAAGGTCATTTCCCGCACATATTTCGAGGTCGGATTATCGAGCGCTAGTTGCCACGCGGCTCGGAAGGTTACGCGACGATTAACCTGCTCCGTGGTTTGGAACATAAAGCTCGAAGCTTCAGAGAATAGCCGCACCAATTCCGCACTCTTGCTGAAGGCTCCCTTCCGAAGATTATCCTGCTCCGTTAAGCCAGCAAGCTCCGGCGCCATCGCCTCCGTGATAATGCCTTGCTTAACGCCTTCCGAGAGTGCCCGCATATCGCGCTCAGCGACTTTCGCCGCCAGCGTCCCTCGCTTATAGTAGGTTGAGAGGTTCGTTCCCGCCCTCCCCATCGCTCCAATCGCAGAAAGGTCGCCAAACTTCCCCGCGAGGAATGGATAGCTTCCAATAGCCATTTGCGAGAGGTTAATGAAGGCCGCGGCAGGACTAAAGCCGAGCGCCCAATGGAACATGAAGCCGCGCATATGTGCGAAATCTGGCTTCGGATCATTCATATATTCGAGATGATTTTGCAGGAAATTGTGAATCTGCATCCGCTTCGTACCATCCGCGAGGCCATCAGCGGACAGCTTCACGAGGCCGATTTCATCCCGCAGCGCCTGGACGTATTTCACATTCGTAAAGTAGTTCGAGCCATGGAACATATAGCTCGCATACGCCCGCATGAAATCCATCGAGTAGCCAGGCACATAGCTCTTCCGTTGAAAGCGATGCTGGAATCCGTGCGCCGGGGTGTATTCGTATTTCAGCTCCGCGATAGCCTTGCGCTGGACGTCCGAAAGGTTGAGCTTCTCCGCAATGAGATCCAGAAGTCCTGGCGGGAGTCCCGTGAATGGCTTCGCTTGTTCGGGAATAGCCGACTTCTCCATATACTCCCCGGCGAGGAGCTTTTTCTGCAAATCCTTTTCCGCTCGCTTCCGCTGGCCTTCCGTTTCGAAATGATACCGCGAAACTACATTGCCAAAGGAATCCTTAACCACGAGCGTTAAGTCTCCGAAGCGAAGCGCGGGCGCATATGGCGTGTCCCGCATCCGCTTCAGCTGCTCGGAAATCTCCATCAACCTCTTCGCTTGTGCGGCAGGGTCCGCAATCTTCATGGCTTCCGCGCGCATCATTCCTTCGTACTTCGCAAGCATCCCATCGAAGCTATTTACCACCGAGTCGAAAACCTTGCGGCCTTGCTCCGAGAGGCCAATTTTCTTCTGCATCGCATCAAGCTCCGGCTGCGTCGGCCTCCGCACAACGCCATCCGCCGCTTCCTGGGGCGAGAGGAAATCATAGTTCATGTAGGCGTCGAGCATTTTGCCGACATTATCCGCGTGCTTGCGACCAAGGTTCCTCCAGGCGCGCAATACGTCAACCGCGCCCGTCATCATCTGCGCCCGCTCAAGCTGCTTCTGCTGCCAGTATTCCACATAGCGCTGGAGGGGCTGAATATGGAGGTTCCTCGCCGCCACCTGCGCGACGGAAAGCATCCACTTATAAAAGCCGTTGAAGCGATCAGCGGCGGTTGCCATCGACCTCGCCTCCGGCGTTTCCCCGATGGCAGCAATTAGCTTCCGGCCTGGAATGCTCGTCGGGTCGAATTCCGTTTGCGGATAATCCGCGATCCCGACGGAGTGCATGGCGCGCGTGTTCGCATCCGCGAGCTTGACCTTATTCAATTCGTTCGCCATTGCGATGGTGGGCATTTCCGTCAAGCGCGAATCGAGCCACCCTTTGATCCACTCGTCCGGCGTTGCCACAACCTTGAACTTATCCACAAACGCTTTATAAATTTCGCGGAGCGAATTTCCAATCCGAGCGAAAAAGCGATCAACAGCATTGAGCACGGGCGCTGAGGTGGTAAAGTGGCGGGCAACCTGTTCCGCGAACCATTCCTCCATACCGAGCCAATATTGCCTCTCGCGAGGCGAAAGTTGTGCGAAGGGCGTTTCACCCTGCGCCGGTTCGCCCGGAGGACTTCGCCCTTCGCCGGGCGCCTTCCGGTATCCATCCGGCGTCCTCATGTCGTTCCAATTCACGAGGAAATTATCGCGTGTCCAGAATAGCTTCCCAAGTGTATCAATCCCCTTCGCCTTACGGTCAGCGAGGTATCGCTGATAAGCTTGGTCGATTTGCGCTTTCAGCAGCGGAGAGGCTCTATCATAGAATTCGCCTTGAACAACATGCCCTAGCTCGTGCGTGAGTGAAGCCCACGCCGTTTCGATTGTGTCGTGCATCCCGGTCGCGAATTCAATAACATAATGATCCGCCTCCATTCCTCGCAAAAAGCCTCCGCCAATATACTTTCCATCCTTATCGACGCCCCATACGCGCGCCATCGTGCCATCCTTCCATGGCACGCCGGGATAGAACAATACCTCCAGCTTTTTCTTAATGCCGAGCTTCCTCGCGAGGCGCCAAATCATTTCCCCGCCTTCGCGCAAGGCCACCCTCGCATCTGGCAAATTGCCTAATTGCCACGGCCCCTTCACCTCGCCAACCGGCGGGACGAACGTGGCCTTCTCGCCGCTTCCCATCGGGCGCAAGCGAGCTTCCTGTGCTGCTCCGTCGAGCCCGCCGATGCCCTTGCCAAGAACGGCTTCCCGCGTTCGCTGCGTCATTTCGAAATAGGGCGCTTCTCGGCCCTTCCGAACTGCGCGAGCTTCTGCGGCCTCGCCCGGAACGTCAATGTATCCGTGTCCCGTTCGGGCCTCCGGGAGCTTTCCGGCAATCTTCGCGGCAATCCGGGGAAGCTCCTTATTGTAGAAGGTCCGAATCCTCGCTGCCGTGGCGCGATCAGCGCCCGCAGCCCGTGCTTGCGCCGCCGCGACATCGCCCGGCGTCCACGAAACCCGATCCTTTCCTTCGAGGGCCGCTTGCTGAATCAAGCGGCGAAGCATTAGCTCCGCGGTCGAAGTCCGGGTCGGCTTTGCTTCTGCCAGCGGATGCTCTGCCATTCCTTCCACGTGCAGAGCATTTTTGCCATCGGTCATAAAGCGATCCTTCGTGTTCGCTTCCACGAGGGATTCAGGATCGCGCATTCCGCTCGCGAGGGCCGTGCGCCTCGAAAGATTTTCGTCGTGGAACGCCTTTTCCTCTGGTGTGAGCGTTTCGCCCCGAACGACCTTCTCTGCAATACGATCCAGCTCTCCAAGCTTCGCCTGATCGAGCGCCCGTTCGGAAGCCGTTTTCGGCTCCGGAGGCATATCCAACGAATGAACGCGGGGATTCTGCCCGCCGGGCTGTCCGGTATCTGGCCCATCCTCGCTTCGAAGCCGGAGCGAATTTGCCTCAACCTGCGCCAATACCGCATCCTTCGAAACTCGTCCGGTCTGCTGCGAGAGCCATTCCGGAATACCCAATTCCGTCAGCCTTGTCGCATCGGCTCCCTTCCGCAAAGCGGCGAGCATTTCCTCCGGAGTGCCCCCGCTCGGAAGCGAAGCGCCCGCCGTTTCGCGAACGGCATCGTATTGCGCCCTGCTATCGAGCGGCGCTGGCGAATCGACCCCCGCGACTTGCGTGGGGTGCGCCTCGTGCTTGCCAGTAATCGGCTTGAATTGCACTGCCTCCGGCGGCACGTTCGGCTCCCACACTCCAACCGGAAGCGTGGATGGTGGAAAAGTACCGGGAGGAGCCGGGGGAGGCGGCTCTCCTGGAGGAGCAGGAGGGCTTACTCCTGGAGGCTGTGCTTCTCCCGGTCCTCCCGGCGGCGGCGGGGGCGAAGGTGGCTCTGCGCCAGGAGGCGGAGGCTCTGTGCCGGGAAGGGCTTCCGCTCTCGTCCGCGTCCGCGCCGTCAGTGCGTGTTGGCCAGCTCCGAGGATTCCACCTACGAGTCCCCCGCTCGCAAAGCTTTCCCCTAAGCGCCCTGGAAGCTCCGCGTAGTCCAGCGGGCGATCTAGCGTTCCGGCAACCGCCGCCTCCGTGATGGCTTCCTGCGTAGCACTGAGCGCCCCGCCAAGAAGAACATTCTCCCCCACCGTTTTACCCGCGCTGAGAGCGGAATTTGCAGAAACTTTTGCGGCGATGCGCTCTGCGATTGAGGTGGCAGCTTCGGAGCCGAAGCGCGCGGTGAGCTGTCCACCAAGGATTCCGGCGAACTTAAGTGGGTAGACGGTATTAAGGGCAGCCACAGCTGCTCCTCCGGCGACCGTGCTTCCTGTTGCAGTGGCATTTGGATCAGACTCCTTTAAGGCACTCTCCACTCCGCCAAATCCGAGTATCGCAGCCGGAATCGCCACGCCCGCCGCCGTGCCGACCGTGCCAAGCGCAGCGCCTCCGACGATGGGAGCCGCAATCGCCGCCGTCAACGTGGGTGCCATTTCGAGCGTTTGATCCTTCGCCCACCGAGCATAATCGGAAAAGCTCTGTGCTTGCGAAAGGGTCATCGCCGCCGGATACGCCGCTTCGTCCTCTTTCGCCTGTTGCCGAACGCTGGTTCCCCACTGCGAAAGGCTCGGATAACCGCCGATTTCGCCCGCCATTTCTGCCGCACCGCCCACCATTCCTTTGCCGGAATAGTATCCGCGGGCGAGGCTTTCGAATGACGTTGGAGCACGGTCAGGGGCCGTCGGCGTCGGCGCTGTCGTGTCCGGGGGAGTCTCGGGCGCAAGAGCAAGACGAGGATCTTGCGGAGTATTTAGCTGTTGCAAGAGCGCCGGATCACTCACTTGCGTCGCGCCCGCTGGAATTGGCTGTTGTGCTCCCGCCATCCAACCCGACGTATCTGAAGGATAGGCCGCTACAGTCGGAAGCGCGCCAGTATATCGAGAGCCTGGAACTGCGCCCGTGCCTTCCACCTTCCGCGCCCAAATGCCATTCACGAATTGATTCGACGAAAGATTATCCAATGCGCCCGAGGCTACGTCCTTCGCGAAGCCGCTCGCCCCCGGCGTGAGGCCATATTGCGGCTTGAGGTCGTCCGGCACATTCCCCCAAATTGCCCTTTTCGCCCAATTCGCCCCCCGCCGCTGGCCCTCGCCCGTGCTATACATATTCTCCCAAGCGGGGGCATCGGGATTACTGAGATGCGCAAGTACGCCAGCTGGACCTTGCTGATGCGCCATATAAACTTCCGTCGGGGTCGGCTGTCGGCCTAACTGCCTCGCCAGCGCATTTGCGCGATCTTCCAAGAGCCGGGTGCCTTCCGCAAGCCCGCTCCCGCCATAACGCGCAATTTCGTCCGGCCCCATTTGGAGCACGCCACGATAGCTCCCCGTGACGGCATTTGGGTTGCCGCCGCTTTCGATCTGCACGAAGCGCGGAATAAACGAATGCCAATCCTTCGGCGTGCTGGGCGCTCCACTCGGCGCTGCGCCGACAGGCGCGGGAGCGGGGGCCTCGGTCCCTTCGCCCGCGTTTAGCTTTGCGAGTAAGTCGGGATCATCAATCGGCTTTAAGCGTTCGTCAACGGGGGGCTTTTCTGGCGGAGGCGCGGGCGCGAGCGGGGGCGCAGGAGCGCTTTCATCGCTGCTTGCGTTTAGCTGATTGAGAACTTCGGGATCGGTTACAAGACTCATTTGTCATACCACTGACCATTGCGTTGATAATACGTCTTGCCGTTAATGACGCGAGTGGCCGTTGGTGCGCCGGTCGCTGCGCCCGCCGACGAGGGGCCAAGGCCCTGCGCCGCTGCGCCCAACTTCCCCTTATAGAACTTGCCATAAGTTTCCATATACGTTTCGGGTGTGAGCGTCTTGTCGAGCAATTTCGCATCAACATACCCCTTCATGAGGGCATCCGCCTGTGCGCCCGCGCCGACCTGCCTCCGCAGTTCGAGCAATTCGCCTTGCATCCCGAGGTTCTGCGCCGCGCTTGCCGCTTTCGCCTCTGCGAGGTTCGCACTTTGCTCTTTTAAATTCGTCTCCGAAGCGAGCTTATCCTGCGCCATTTGCTCAGCGCGAACCCGCCCCGCTGCTTCCCCAGCTTGCCCAATCGAAGAAGCGAAATGGCCAAGCTGCGACTGCCCAACGCCGACAGGCTGAAGCATAGAGATTCCGAATTGCATCAAACTCGCCCGATTTTCGGGATCGCCCATCCAATTCCTCCAAGCGCCCGTAAAATCGTTCGACGAAGATTGCTGCGGCTGCGGAGTACCGCCACTCGGCGGCACCTCTCCCGGAGGCGTGGGCGGGGGTTGTGCGTTTGGATCGTTCGGATCGGGGGCAGCCATTGAAGCCTCCTATTCCTCGTCTCGCTTAGTGAACTGACATGCGTCTTTGCATTGCAGAAGATCACACACGACAGCGAAGCCAGCGGAGATGCAATGTTTCTTTTCCCGCTCCGGCTTGACAGGAACGCCATCGGCAAAAGCCGCAGCCTCACGTAAGAATGATTCTCGGCTCATGTTCGGCTCCTTTATTTACAATCCAAGCGCCAAAACAGACACGATCCGCTTTGAAAGTCTCGACCGAAGTCGCCACGAATCGACATCATATTGACGACTAACCCAACCGTAAAACAAATCATTAGAATCACGCCAGTTCGCCTATCAAGACTTTTCACAATGGCTCCTAATATATTCCGCGCCCGCCCGCATAAAGCGCATTGCCAAGGCGCAAGGGCGCCTGAGCTTGCGGCTGTAAACCTCCGAGCGCGGCGATGAGGCCCTGCACCGTACCTCCAGGCATTGCGCCCGGATGAGGAAGTCCAGGAGTAGAAAGCCTTTGCGCTTCTGGCGCAGGAGGTGCCTTGACGCCCGCGAGCGTACCGCCAAGCGACTTCAACACTGCGGCAAGCTTTGCCGGATCAACCTTCGCCGTCGGTGCCGCCGCTGCCGGTGGCGTATTCGTAAGGGGCGCTTGAATGTCCGGCACCGAACGGCGCTGATTTACTCCCGCCGGAACAAAATCGGCTCCCGGAGTTCCGCCGGGAGGCGCTGCTTGTGGCTCCACATTCGCATCAGCCGTCATCGGATTACGGCTCGGAAGACCGGGAAGATTAAGGTATGGAGCATCTGGTTGCGGAGCACCTGCCGATAAATCCGGCCTCTGCGGAGCCAGCAAAGGCGACGGCGCAGTGGGCGAAATAGATTTCGGAACTGCCTTCATTGCGGGATTCGGCGGTATCCAACCGCCTCTCGGCATGGGCGGCTGCGCCGAGGCGCCCGTCACATCGCCCGTCGGAATGCCACTCGGCGCTGGCTGAGAGCCCGCGGCGCTTGCGAGGTTGCTCGCAAAGCTCGGCATTTTCGACTGAACCCAATCCGTGATGGATTGCCCCTTTGCCGGAGGAGGCCCGCCTTGCGCCAATGCCGGAATCGCTTGCGTGGGGTCGGTTGCCAACTGGCCTCCGAGCGCAAAGGGATCAACGCCCGGCTTCGGGCCGAACATGGAAGTGAGGCTTGTGAGGAAATCGGGGTCCATTAGAGTGCTCCATAATCCACGAAGTCAATGCCATTTATGCGAACGCGCGCATAGGCGGGAACCTCATCAGCCATGACGCCGACGCGGGGAAGCGGAAGCGTATCTCCGATGTATTCGAAAATGTAGAGCGGAATACCGCGAAGCGTTGCTTCCAGCTTTGCGATGATCCGCTTCGTGCGTCGATCCGACATTGCCATCAATGGCAATAGCGAACTCAACGCACTTGCGCCCGCCGCTCCAAAACCGAGGGCCTGCGATAATCCGCTCGGCGCTTGCGGACCCGAGCCGGTGGTCGTAGTGCCTGCTCCCGGAAGTGCCCCGGCAATGCCTGCGAGCTGCTGTCCTAGCATGAGGGGCCACATATTCGAGGTTTGTTGTCGCTGTTGCTGTTCGGTGAGTTGCTGCTGCGTCAAAGCTTGTCGCACATCACCCACGCCGCTCGTCGTGACGCCCGGAATGGCGAGGCCCTGCGCCACACTCGGCGCGAGGCCAATATTCTGCGTCATAGCCGTGAGGCCGCTTTGGTATGCGGGATTAACCACTTTCGAGGTCGCATCCGAAAGGGCATTTCCGAGCGACTGTGCCGCAATGCCTTCCGCAATGCCCTGCCGGGAGCCGCCGAATTGATCCGCAGCGACGGCGCCGGAGCGAATGTTTGGCAAAACGCTCTGCGTGAAGTTCTGCGTAATGGGCCTCGTGGCGGCCTCAATCGCCCCTTGAAGGCCCGGATTCCGGTTCGGATCAAGCACAGCGCCCGAGGTCATGAATTGATTGCCCTGCGCGGCGCTTCCGGTAACGCCAGCCTGTCCCGGCGCTGCGCCGAGAACTTGCTCCTGTCCCGCCATCTGTGTCGGATTGAAGCCCGCCACACCTGAAGTGGATGGTATAATGTTCGCCGCGGTCGGATTTGCTTCCGCGAAGCCCGTGAGGCTTGGCATTGCGAGGCCAAGGATTTGCCTCTGCTCCGGCGACATATTGTATTGTGTGGTTTGCGTAACTGGCGCTGGCGAGCTGCTGCCCATGACTAATTACTCCTAACGCGGTGAATCGGGCGCGAAAGCGCAAGGCTTTCGAAGTTCGCCCCGAGGCCTTTTAGCTTCCGCTCCCATCCCTTTCGTCCATTAACGTAGAGGCGATAGCACCCATGATACTCCCCGAAGGTGTCAAGCGCGAGCGAAATACACTTGAGCGCCCCTTCAGGAAGTTCGCCTTTCAGCCAGAAAACATTCAACACTTTTCCTAATTCGGATACGAGGATTTGTGTAAGGAATACCGCAGCCACTCCTTCGTCCTTTTCGCAAACTACCCACGCTTGCAGTGTCGTGTCGCGGATGCGAGCAAGAATTCCCTCTTTCGTGAACCACTTGTCCCAAAGCTCAGGCTCTTCGATCAAAGCCTGTTCGATTTTATCCCAATGCTCTTCGCATTGTGCGTTATCGAGCAAATAGACCTCCGAGTTGCCAACTGCCGTCATAGCCGTGCCCAGACGCCATTTTGGAAAAGATAAAGCCCCGCTCCTGCGCCCGGATTCCAATGCACCCCGTCCGCGACCACAACCATTCCAGCGCGGGGACGCTTCGGGGCAACGCTGAGAACCGTGAATTGCACTTGCTCACTTTCTTGCTCTGAACGCGAAATAGTCTGAAGCTCCTCGCCAAGCCACTGCGCGAGATCGGCGGCGTCGCCTTTCAACTGCGGAACGGGACGCGGATTATAAGCCATTACATTCCGTCTCCGATTTGCTCTCCGTCGAGCTTATAGCTCAAAACCTTAAAGGGCACCGTGGCGGCAAACTCTACACTGACCGCCCGCCCGGAACCGAAGAAATCAAGATACTGCTGCTGCGTGGACGTGAAGTTTTGCGGCGCAGACCACGAAGTCAGGCCACCCATTTGCTCCGAGAAACCAATCCGCACCGCAATTGGGCCGCCCGTTGCTCGAATCCACAGCCGCTTTAGCATTTTCCTCTTTTCGAAATCCACAATCCAATCACCATTCCGCTTTCGGCCTAAAAGGCCAAGACTTTCTCGTTGAATCTTTCCCATAAAGGGCACCCCATCGAAGGTGGTAGTTGTCGGATCGTCGAAGGCAAAGAACTTTTGCTGATCCGTTCCGCAAAGAATAACGCGCCGACGGGAAATCTGTGACCACGACCCATCGAAATCCGCCCATGTTGTCGTACCGCCGTCCCACGTTTCCGCCGAGGCTGTTTCGATCTGGCCATACGCCGCATTGCGGTAGTTGACGTCCACCTCCGTGAATACCCCCATTTGGCCATTCGAATAATTCCACATCAGCCCACGATTCGGCTGAATGAAACCCGGCTCCGGATAGCAGAACACCATTTCATTGCGATACGGATTAGAGAATAAGAACGAATTACGGAAGTTCTGTGAGTCGATGTTATTCGCCAAATACCGCTTGAAGCGATTAGTGAGAATGGACGAAACCGTATTCCCGTCGTGCATTATGATGTCGTCCTGCGTCGCGACCACATGCTTCGAGCCATCACTCGTGATGGCAACGCACCGCGGCGCGAGGATACCTGAACTTTCCTGGAAGGTAGCGAAATTAAATATAAATTGACCTCCAACCTGCGTCATTCTCCAAGTAGAGTTTTCCTTATAAATATAGAAATTGCCACGGAGCGAGAGGCCTTCCATAATGATGCCCGCACCGACATCCGGGAGCGCTGTGCGGCCAGCATCCTTCGTGGGGTCCGTATAGTCCCAAGAAATCGGCACCGTTCCGGGGTCCGCCGGATGCGACCAAATAAGAGTATGTGGATATGTCACCCCTGATTCGAGGGTATTCAGCGCAATGAGATAAGGTCCAAAGCTCCGTACTACCGCCGCCCGAAGCGTCGAGGGCCAGTTCGGTAAATCAGCAAGCTTCGTTCCTACGCTGAGTGTGGGCCAATGCTGCGGAATATCTGCCCCATTATTCAATATAGGAATCCCACCAAGGATTGATCCATTCCACTGCTTCGTGTCGGTTGCCGTATAGGCAGCGGAAGCGCGGGTGATATTCGTATGCGTCGAGCCATCCCACACATATCCGCTATTAAGCGAAACGTAGAGCCAAAACACCTCCGTAGCGGACTGCACTGGCATGGCGAAATGCGGAGCGACAGGGGGACTACCAAACACAGCGAGCTGACCGCCAATGCGTTCGAGGCCGTCCGGCACGGGGCGCATGTTCATGCCATACGTCAACGCCTCCGGCGGAAGATAATTACCCTCCACGTCGCGGATGACGCCAATCGTGTGTAAGTCGGCAATTTCGATTTCAGCCATTTTCGCGCCCCGGAAGGAAGAGCATTGACTTCATCTCTGGCGCCTTCGGCTGTCGGCAATCGCGAATATCCTTAACCAGCGAGCTTATTAGCTCAATCTGCGCCTTATTACGTTCTGAGGCATTTGACGCCACTTGTCCAAGAAGGTATGCAGCAAAAACGAGGAAGCCGACATTGACAAGAAGAAGGGCAATCGCAAGCGGTGCAGATTTCATCGCTTCGATCATACTTCCTACTGCCTTACCGGCTTCCTCGATTGGCATTAACCCATCCTCTTATTCGAGGGCGGGGTTGCCGCGGGCGCTGCGGGCTTCGCCGCGGCCTTCCTCGTTCCACCCGAAGGCGTGGGGTGTTCGCCCACCGGAACCGCAACCACAACCCACCCCAATCGAGGCGTCCAAGCGGTCATCACCTTCCACTGCGGCCCTGCCGGTGGGGTTACGATTGGATGTGTCGGAGTTCCCGGAGTTCCCGATGCTGGAGGTAATCCTTGGTCTGGATGCTCAATCGGAATGCTGTAATCGGGATCGACCGGCGGGAGAGGAACCGTCGGATCGGGCGGGAGCACGATTGGATGCGCTGGCCCAAGCCCGAGGTCGATGCCATAGCCGGGATCGACCGGCTTCTCGCCATATGGCGGCGGCCCCTGGTCGATATATTCATTGCTCACTCCAACAGTTATGACCGTTTCTCCTACCTTCACAGGTACAATTTTCGGTGCCGTCATTTCACTTCTCCTTCGTTATGCCCGAATGGGCGGCTGCGCTACACCCATGTGCTCGCAGGTACAAATCCCTTATTTTCGCAAGGGAATTCCACTTCCACTTCGTCGTCCGTTTCAATCCCGAGATTAGCCATTAAGCCTTGGCTAATGTCCGCAATACGGCCAGTGTCCTCGTGCGGTCCCCAATCCGCCGGAAACGCTCGCATGGTGATGCCAGTCCGCGAAGCGTGCACAAGCGCAACATTATTAAGCAGCACTTCGCGCGGCGTTATGTCGTAGTCCCATCGGCAAGCAATGAACGACACATACGGATTAAGTCTTCTCGCCAAGCCGCTCGTACCGTAGGGCTGGAAGGGCAAGAAAAGGTGGGGCGCTTCACTGACTTCATAGATAAAGGCAAGAGGCTCGTCGGGGTCGACGCCATCATCCAGCGGGCCGCCAAACCAAGAGCACTTTCCGACAAGCCGCATTGCGCCCTCACATTTTGCTCGGCTGCGGCGGCGGTCCCCGCTCTTTATCGGCTTCCCGCAAATTCTTCGCCATCTCGTCCGAAACCTGCGAGTATTCGTCGTTGAAGTTTTCCTGCAACTCTTCTGCATCCGTTCCCGAAGGCTCGGAAGCTTCTTCCATATCCGCTTTCTGTTTTGCCATTCGCGTTACTCCACTACGAGGATTTTGTTCAGAACCATAACCGGCGGCATATTGCTGTGCGAGGAATCGCCTCCCTGACTCGCATTGGCAAGCGTTATTCCGGTAGTATTTGGATTAATGCCAACAATGAGTTGCTGCATTCCGTTGGCGCCGCCACCAGTTTGCACGTTGAACCCAATAAAAGTTCCTAAACTTGGCTGTGTCAGAGTATGCGCGTGGCCGGGATCACTCAAAGCATTCGGATGAACGTGCGCGGGCATTTGCGAAGCCGCAAGCGCAACGCTTTGCACTCCGCCAATCGCACCAACCGTCGTGCTGTCGATTCCCGACTCTCCCGGCGTTATTAAGCTCGCCGCCGACTCCCGCATCACAACCATTCGGCCTTGAATGTTCTGCGTAACGCCTCCAGGTTTGGCAGCAAGGAAATCTGGATAGTTCGCGCCTAGCGTTTGGCCATTTGGTAATTCGAATCCTATTGGAACTGTCGTTCCATCAAAATCTAAAAGGGTTCCAACAGGAACATCAATTGCCCTCTCTGCCGTCCAATTACTACCATTCCAAAGCACCTGACAAGCAACATTCGGAATACAGCGCCGCGTCGCCCCCAACGCAAATTGGCCCGAAACAATCACTCCCGAAGGAGGCGTGATTAGAATCGGGTTTGTGTCTAAACCAAATTTCATAATCCAACACGACCAACCCGAGTCGCTTGTTACTAATGCAGGAAGAATCGCTTGCGATCCGCCCGCGCCTGAATTGCACATAAACACGCAATTCATTTCTGTCGGCAATATGGAGAAGGATCCAATTTTTTGCACAACAGTAGGAAAGTTCATAGGTCGAGTAGCGTTTGGAAATGTATTCTTCAAAACCGTCTTAATCAACCGCAAATGGTCATCGCCCTGTTGCTTCGAATCCGTGGTCGGAGGATTCGTGGCGACCAAATCGCTAATAAAGGTTCCAGATTCGAGGCCCACAACGCGCACTCCCAATTAAAGCGGCCCATGGCCAATGTGGCCACTGGCCGGTTAATTCCGACTTCCCATATAGTTCGCGTTATTCTCTTCCTCACGCAATACACCATCCGCGAACGCACTTGCCCACGCCGTCGCATACATCGCATCGAAAGCGGCCTTCCCGCGATCATGCGCAATTATCTCAGCAATGAGGCCCCCCGCCTTTCCGATTAAAACGTCGGGCGCATTGACGAGCCAAGCATTGGTTTCCGTATTCGAACCCAAATCGCCCGCTGTTTGATAATAGCTATACGTTAGATTATAAGTTATGTCTCGATCTGGAAAAAATCGAAATCCCGCCCTCATTATCGCATATGAGCGCGGGCGGCCTTTTTCCTTTTCGATGGAAATGAAAGCCTGATTGCCTTCGCGCGGATTGACCTTATCAAGATATACCATATGCCGCACATCGCTCGCATCGTTCGGCAAGGTGTAGTGGAAGGTTTCGTCCTGAACCTCCCGCAAGAATCCCACCGGCAATGGTACATCTGCGCTCCCCGGCGGGAGCACGAGCGTTTGATCCTCCAGCTTGAGGAAAAATGGTAGCGAGCGGCCTTGTTCCAAAAGCCGCTGCGCTTGCTGCAATCGCGAAATGATCGCCGTGTCAAGCTCGGTACCAGTGCGGTTTCCGAGACCGAACTTAATCATCGACACGGCGTCATCGCGAGTCATGACCGACTCCTCACAGCACTAAGCTATCAGGCTCCGGCCAGCGAAACCCACACCACCGAGGAAGGCGGGGTGGAAGGCGTAGCGCCCGGAACCAACGAAGCGCAGACAATGAGGGCCGATTTGCCCTGCGCGATTGCGAGCGCGGTGGGCAGCGCCACCCCGTTCGCGTCCTGGACCGTAATCGCGAATGCGCCCGCGGACGTATTCACGAGATAGATAAAGTCGCCCTTTTGAGGGAAGTTGGGCAACTTCACCGTCCGCGCCACACCGCCGGTGTCGAGAGCGAGAACCTGCGGCGGATTATTTTGAATGGCGAGCGTACCCGCCAGCACAAGCGACGCAACGCCCATGCGATTGCCGGAGCGAATGAGGCAATCATATAGTTCTGCACCTTCTACGTTCATTCTTGCCATGGTCTTGACCTTTCCTCGTTTGGTTCGTCAAGGGGAACCGGCACTTTGCCGGTTCCCAAGAATCTTCGTTTACGCGTCCGCGGCTTACGTCGCGGAAATGTTACCGAGATAGCCGCAGGAGAGTCCGCCGCCATCGACCATCACAGAGCAATCGCTCTGGATGTAACCGCGCCGCACGTCTTCGTCCTTGTGCTGCACGTCGTCGAAGACCTTGCCGTCGGGCCTCCCCTTCATGGTGACGTACTTCACCGCCGAGAAGTCCACGATGAACATGGACTTATTGAAGCGGCCATGCCGAGAGAGGAGAGGATGGGACTTAACAAGCAAGCGCCCCATCGGCGTGACCCACTCCTGGAAGGCCATGCCGAACACCTTGATGATGTTCCCGAGGTCGATGCGGATGCCGGTCGTCGCCTGGATCACTTTGCCCATTTCGATTCGAGCAACGTTCCCCATGAAGCCGACCCGCGTATCGCCGCCGCCGAGGTCGAAATCGAACACGGGCGCAACGGCGTCCATGAAGGTTGCAGCCGTTACTGGCGGAGTGAAAACGGTCGTCCGCGAGGAAGGAATCTGCTCCCGGAGGCCAGAGAGGAACCGCATCGGCTTCCCGTTGTCGCCGATCTGCTCGCTCTTGCGACCGAACATGAACGACCACTCTATATCCGAGCTATGCTTGAACAATTTCCGTTTCTTGTCATTGCTCCAAGCTGCGCCGGTACGAGCCGTCGTGAAGTCCGCCGTGCCGGTAATCTCATACGAGTCCTTGAAGATTTGAATATAATTCAAGAACTTGACGGGATTTTTCGACACCGCTCGCGGGGCGCTCGTGCCTTCGGCATACGAGGAGCCGATCATCGTGAGGTTCGCCGCGTTCGCAATCGAGGCGGGCGTAGTGCCAGCCGCTCCGCGAGTTGCGGTAAACTGCACATCGGAAAGCACAGTTTCCACCTGAATGATCTCGTTGTCGAAAGTGGCCTGATCCACCTTCTCCACCAAGAGCAAATCGCCCGGCTTCAAGTGCGTCGCCGTGCCATACGGTACGTCCATCGTGGTTGCGGTAGGATCGTTCGACCCGACCGTGACGGTCGTGTCCGTCGCTGCCAGTGCGCCGTTGACCGAAAGGCGAATGAGCGTATTGGATTCTGCCCACCACGCATATTCGGGATCGGATACGGTGCGCTTTCCTGCCTTGGAAGTCAAGGCAAAAATCGGCGCATCACCATTTGGCGAATAGAAAAGGATGCTCTCGCGGAAATCTTTGGGGCGCTCATCGGTGCCCCAATCGCCCGTTCCGCGAAGCCCTGCGATACCACTCATGACAGAACCTCAAAGGTCGCGCAAACGGCCAATGGCCGCTGTCAAGCGTCCCAATCTTTTCCGAGGCCTGAGAAGGGAGTATCCGTTTCGGGGATAATCCTCACAGAGGAGCCTGGAGCGGCTGGAACGAAAGGCGCTGGTTGCGATTGACGAAGAGCCGCATTTCCATTCATGCCTTGCGCCGGAGCCTGAAGCTGATGCTTTGCCATGACGGCTGCGCCGATCATCGCGAACAAATCCTCTTGCGAAATCTGAGGATTCGTTCCGCGAAGCATCTGCGCAAATTGCACAACGTCGCCGTGATGCTTTGTGCGATCCAGAGCCTTGAAGCGGCCATAGAAGGCATTCTCCACGTCGTCGTTCTGCTTCTGCACCTTAATCATATTCATGACGACTTGCGGAACCATGTTCTGAATGTGCAGGAGCGTGCTTTGCATCGCCTCATAGTAGACTCTAGCCATGACATGCGGAATTGCCGCTACCGCATCGGTGTCTAGCGCGCTGACTTCCTCTGGAGACAACTTGAAACGCTCAGCCGCCAGAGCATCCATAACCGCGCCGCGGTGTTGCTCGAGCTGCCGAACCAGTCCTTGTGGGGAGGAATCCACCTCCGCCTGTCCCGGAGTGGGAGTTGCGGGCGCAGCTTGTGGCTGTGCCTTTGCGGGCTCCTGAGCAGGCTTTGCCTGTGGAGACGGCTGTTGCGTTGGGGCGCCTGGGACGGCAGGGGGAACTACCTCACTAGGAACTTCCGCAACAGCCGCCTCCGAAGGCGGCACCACAGAATCAGCCTGAACCTCAACTGCGTCGAGGTCGTCAGCCGATCCCAGATTTTCAAAACTTGTCGGCACCACGCTCGGTGCGGCATCCGGCGCGCCACTCGCGGGCGCATCAACGGAGGGAACAGTAGGGGGAGCAGCGGCTCCATCGGTGAGAGACATTACGCCACATCCTTCGAACGATCCGCAATATCCTTAGCAGATTCGATGGTAGCGGTAGGAATGTGCAACGCGGCCCTCAGCCCAATAACCGCCCCCTTAGCAGACTCAACCGCCGCCGCCTTCGACGCGAGGTCGCTTTCCGGCGGAACGAAATGCGGCGGGAGCGAATGCAAGGGGCAATGGATTACTTCCTCTCGCGCAGCGATCTGCGCTTCCAAAATCTTACAGTATTCCTTCCATCCGTCAGTCGCAACCATATCGCGAAAAACGCGGGCCTGTTTCAGAATTTGAATCTCCTCAACGGACGGCATTATGCTAACCTCCCATGGGCATTTGCGGAATCTGCGGCGGCTGCGGCGGACCTCCCGAGGTTCCAGTTGGAACACCCGCTGGAAGCGAAGCGCCGGGCGCTCGGCCTCCAATCGGAACGATATTGCCTTGATCCGCTTGCTGCGCGAGAGCTTGCGGAGAGCCAATCTGAATTTTGAACTGATTCAGATTCCGTATGCCTCCGAGCGCGGCGACATGCGCGAAGATACGACCCAGGTCGTATTGCTGGACGAGGCCTGGCACGTTCCGCATTTGCAGCATGAGATCCTTCCACAAGTTCGCAAGGGCGAGCCGGTCCACCGGAAGCGTTCCATCGACCGGGACGAAATTATAGAAGCCTTGAATTGCCGCCGGATCAACGTCGAGGAAGTTCATCGCAGCATCCTGGCCAGCCTCCGCGGCGAGCGTTCCCACAATCCGCATTTTCTTCGGGGCCGACATATACTGCTGAGTGTTTTGCACGAGGCGCTGCGCGTGCTGCGAAAAGCCCGTTGCCGACATGAATTCCGCAAGGGTTTTGAGGCGATTGACGCCGAAGCCGGTTGCCGACCGCACCTCCGTCGCCGTTTTCCTTCCACCACCGCCGAGCACCCCCATGATTTGGTCGTTGATGCCCGTTATGCGCTCCCCGATCCCGAGCATGGTGGTCATGTCCGCAACGTGCCCTCGCGTCATGTCCACGACCGGAACCTGATAGAAGAAGCTCCGAATATCCTGCCCATATGCTTCTGGGCGAAGCCGCCAAATGAATCCCGGTCCCGCTTCTTCAGCGTCCTTCGTGACGATTTTGGAAGGGTCGAGAATGAATTGATTGTTCATTGCAGCACGGACATTAAAGAAGTGCTGATTAATCAACCAATCGAGGGTATTTTGGATCGGATCTAGGATCTCTGGTAATCCGCGATTCCATGTGCCGTAGCCTTCCACCTCCGATTCCAACACCGCATATGGGAAGCGCCCGTGCATCGCACCATGAGGCTGGATGCCGATCAGCGTGGAAAGATCGCCGGTTATAGTGAACATCCACTTTTCCGGAAAATCACTCGTGCCGAGGCCCCATTCCTTCGTAATAACGGAAACGCATCCTTCGTACACCGGCACGAGCGCCGGATGCTTCGACTCGTCCATCGCGGACCAGGACGCGTTTGCTTCCGGGCGCAGGAGTTGCGATCCGGTTTGCTGCGACTCCGCTGT